AGCCCAGAGCGTTGAATTTATCCACTGCACCAGGCACCCCGGCGGCTGCATCGGCGATGCCCATTTGCATTTTGCGGACACCCTTTTCGAGCGTTCCGATGTCGGTGCCAGAGAGCTTGGCTGCGTAGCCGAGCGACGAAACCGCCTCAGCACTCATGCCAGTTCGCTGGGCCATGTCGTCGACTGCGGACCCAGCGTCGGCAAAATTCTTTGCCAGTGCGACCAAGCCAGTCACAGCGACCGAGCCAGCGATCGCAGCAGGGAGGCTGAGAACGCTCTTGGAAAAGCCCACTAAGGCACCTTGGGACGACGCGAATCCTTTTCCGATTCCGGTGCCCATGGTTGTGGCGACGCCTTTGAGGCGTGCCATCGCGGCTTGGACTTGGGCCATACCTTTATCGAACGACCCCTGTTTGGTGGCGATCTCGACGTAAGCTTGACCGGCCTTGATGTTGGATGCCATGTGTTACCTCACCGCTGCGATCGAGTTCTTGAACAGCTCGGGGAAATTAGGGGCTTCGGCCTCGAGCGCAGGACGCATGAAGGGCCGCTTGGGGTACCGAGCTCGGCGACGGCGAGTCTCTAATCGATACCCAGGCCGCTCGTCATACCTCCGACGGCCGTCGACCCGTCGCCAGTTGGCCGGTTCGCCCTCTCCCTCGATGGAAGCGTATCGGTACTCCCGAATGATCGCAGTCTCGCCCCGTTCATGCAGACCGGCCACGGTGCTCGTGACCGACTCTATGGTGAAGTTGACTTGGTTCAGTTGCACTGGGCCGACGATCGTCGATTCGCTTTGGGGCTGGTAGGCGAACAGGATCGTCTTGAGCGAGTGCGTGTTGGGCGAGTGAGCCGACGGTGGCGAGCCAGGTGCCGAAGCGGACTTTCGGCGACGCATCGACGAGCGAGCTCGCTTGCGCACGAAAGCACCAGCTTTGGACAAGACTTTGCGTTTCGCTTTTTTCAGCGAGGCAATCACCTTGGGGCGATCAAAGAAAGCTTCGCGAACTTTGAAGGTCACATTCATGGCGTGAATTTCTCCACGGCGACGAACGGATCTTCGTAGTACACGCGAGTCAGTTCGACGCCGGCCGCATTGTGGACAGCGACCGAGTATCGATACTCTCCGGGCACTAGTCCGCCCGAGGTCGCTTTGGGCATCTCGCACGTGAGCGACCATTTCCCCGATCCAATGTCCGCAGCGGTGCCGGTGACAGCGAATGGGTGAGTCCCGTTGGTTCCACCGAAATGGACCGTGACAGCACCGACCGACATGCCAGGGATCGCGGAGATCGTCCAGACGAATGCGGTACCATGGGCAGTGAGGTAATCATCGCCGATGACGATCTGGTCGACGGTGCCTTTCGCGGTCACTGGGCCAGCATAGGAGACTTTTCCAGCGGTGATCGTGTTGGTTTTGGCGGCCACCGACTGGAGGACCGCTCCGGCCTGGGTGCCAGTGTAGCCACCGGTAGCTAGGTCTGTGGCCCACGGATCACTACCGCCAGCACCACCGCCACCACCACCGCCACCACCGCCAGCTCCGGTCGTCCAGGCTGCATCGCCTCGATCGCGGATGGCTTCGAGGGAGTCCGTGGTGTGGTTGTATGTTCCGCCGACATCAGACGGAGTGTCGATCCCAGCGTCCTTGCGCATGATTGCTCTGAAAAAGCCAAGAACGGTGTTGACTCCAGAGCCAGCAAACGCTCCGAGCCTGTCGGCGATTTGGGTCAAGGTTGCTTGCTTGGCGACGGTTGCGTCCTTCGCCACGGTCAAGTCTTTCGCCAAGACAGTCGAGCCCTCGATTTGGGCTAGCGTTGGCCGATTCCCGAGGGTCGATTCCTTGGCCACGGTAGCATCTTTCGCCACGGTCGAGTCCTTCGCCACGGTCGAGTCCTTCGCCAAGACCGTCGAGCCTTCGATCTGTGCTAGGGTTGGCCGGTTGCCTACCGTTGATTCATTTGCCACACTCGCCGGGAACGCCACCGGAGCATCAGCACTAGCGGTCTGTCCTGCGATCCTTGTGACGTCGGCATCTGTGTTTCTGTTCTCGAGCGAGAACGTCCGAAGGATCGTTCTAGTCAGGTCTTTCCCATCGACTGTACCTGCCGTGAACACAATATCGTAGTCTTTGCCGATTTCGTACACGGAGTCGGAAGTGTCGATCACCAGCTCGTGCAGGCCGTTCTTGGAATCAAAGTTTGGCGTCGGCTGTGTGATTCCAGTCGTGGTGATTTCTGTAGCCGAATCTTTGTAGATCGCAACCTCCAAAGCGACTGACGGGGCAGTCGGAATCAACGCCTGACTAAACGTGTTGAACTTGACACGAATCTGCTGTCCTTTTTTGAAGTCTCCAATGTATTTGTCGGACATGGTTACCCTATCAAGAGGTTGTCGATTGGAGAGTACGATCCACCACCACCAGCAACCCGATGGTCAAGCTCGAGCAGCTCAAGGACGATTGTGAAGTACGTCGCGGAGTTGGCTGCTGTCACGTTCGTTGACGGCCATACAGTCGTTCGAGTTGCGTTTGTGTCGTAGGCCGCAATCTCGAAATTAGTTCCGACCGAATTGTTGACGCTCGACATTCCAGATGGAGCCAGCGAAGAGAGGTTGTTCAAGACGCTGTTGTTCATGCCGAATCCCACCAGCCAAAGGTCGGCGGCATTTTCTTGTAGCGTACCGGCGACCTGCGCGGTATAGGTAATAGTTGTCGAAGTACCTGAACCAACAGACAAAAAAGAAGGCACAACGATTGAGCTCGAACCGCCGCCGTACACCAAGGCAGTCACGTTGTCTGCATTCGTCCACCCAGTTGTACCGACTGTTTCGGACGAAGAGTTCGCGATGTAATAACCGATCCGCTGCGAACCACTACTGCTGGAGCGATTGTACAGCCCTAGCACGCCTGTAGGCAGTGTAGGAATAACGCCCGAGCCTTGGTTGTACGCCAAATACAAAATTAAGTTGCCTTTTGCGTGAGTGCCAAGGGTCACGCCTGTTCCGTTATTGGTTGAAAAACTGACTCGCGAGATCGCCATTACAAGTCCGGTTCTCGGCCAATGCCGTTATACGCAGTTAAGGCGATCCTGTAGGCCTGTACTCGGTCCCACATCTGTTCTTCTCGCAAGACTCGCAGATCGGTCAGCCTCATCGCAAACAGGCAGGCTTCGATTTCTTCGATGCTTGGGACTTCAATCTCGATGTGGAACCTTTCGATGCGCTCTTGGATTCGAGCTTGTTCGAGCAGGCTGATGTTTCGTTTGACTTCTCGTGCAAGGTGTCTTGCTCCGGGGACAAATCCAGCCTGATCGAGCAAATAGAAAGTGTTCTGCACTTCGTCATCAATTAGTGGCACGCCGGTGGCGAGCTGCGAGATCAACCACTGATCCCCTTGGTGATTGAGGACGTTCTGCAGCGCCCTGTTTCCTTCGGCACCAAACCGCTTACCGGCCTCGGGGATGTACACAGACGCAAGCCCTTTCCAGGTGAAACTGTCCCCGTTCTCGAAGGGGATGGTCTCTGCTTGCAAATCCGCGAGTACAACCGCAGCGGACTTGTTTTGCCATTCGGGAATTTTGCGAATGATCTTATCGAGACTCATCAGGTATCCTGCTTTGGTAGCGTCACATAGTGGACCGGGAGCCCGTCTCGCAAATTGTGCAGCTCGGCGCGGCTAATGCTCGGCGGCGGACTGTCGGTGCGGTACGGGTGAAAATCAGTGCGTCTGTATGGGCGAGCTCGTTTCGGACTGTGGATGTTTGCTAACAGGGTCATCAGGTCGCTTGTGCGATCCCAGCGGTCTTTGTTGATCTCGTCGGACATCCACATCAGCTCTCGCAGTGTATAGGGCCCTGGCTCGATCCCGATTCTTGCTGCTAGTCGGAGGATGGTTGGCCAGTACTCGGCGCGCTCTTCTGCATCGCTTTTTCGATCATCTGATCCAGACTCGTCAGTTGCTCCTGGATCCCCTTCTCGAGCAGTCCCTTGTCCATCGCGGTGGTGATCCGAAGTGCCGTCTGGGTCTGGAGTGCCTTTCCTGCCTCGAGGATTCGCCGAGCTGTGGCTCGGCGATTGGACTCCGGGAGGAATTCCACCAGCGCCTCCTCAAATGCGGTAACAGCCTGGCCGAGAGCATCGCCAGCGAGCGAACGGCCGAACAGCTCCGCAGTGACTCCGATCTTCTCAGCGACGGGTCGGCAGATCTCGTAGATCACATCGATAGTCAACACGATGTCGGAAGTGAGCCGGTCGATCGTTGCTGGGTCCGCCAGTGCCCTGGCAAGATCGATAGAAAATACAGTGCGAACGCGACGGATGACGTCGACGTCGATGCGAAGATCCCAAGAGCGGGATTCGCAATCCATAAACTGTGGCATGGTCGAGTTGCCTTTGTTGGGATTGAGGTTAGCGGACAAAACGGATCGCTCGGATGGTGCTCCGAACGATCGTGAATTGGGTAACGTTGTAATCGTCGTGCTTGAATCGCTTGGCTGGATCCGAGTAGACCCAGGAAGCGACCACGATGTGATTCTTGTCTTGAGAAATCACACGGCCGTAGACGGTGAATTCCAAGGGCCCTTGCGACGATTCCCCGTGGTCCAGGAAATCAATCGCGACTTCGTTGCCTCTGCGGACTTTCGGAAGTGGCATGGCCGACTCCGCTTGGATGGAACGATCAGTGATTCAAACGGACTAGGCCGACGGTGCGACAATCAACCAAGCTGGATCGATTAGCGCGGCTGGCGAACCGATCTTGATCCTGGACAGTGCGACAACGATGTTGACCACCACGCCGTCTTCGAGGGGCTGATCGATTGGGAATTCCATGATCTCTCCGGGCATGGTCAATCCTTGCGTGCCAGACGGACCAGGGGTCGCGATGGTGTTGTCCAATACGGCCCAGTGCCAAATCGTGTTGTTCAAAAACGCTTGACGCATCGCGGTGAAAACCGCGTCGTCGGGGTCGCTGTTGTATTGGTACCCGAAACTGATCTCGGCGGTTTTGGCTCCGGAGATCTGTGCTTTCCACTGGCTCGCTCGGCTCGTGATGTCGATGCGGGTCTTGTTAAGCGTGACATTGAGGTCTTTGACTTCGGTCACGAGCGTCGGAGCCGTGGCATTGAAGACAGCCGCGGGAGTGACCTGGTAGTAAAGCTTGCACTCGATGCCTGCGCGTGGTCCCTTGTTCGGCATGATTCTCTCTTTCGGTTAGGATCGGTTCTTGAAGTACGCGGTGATCACGCTGCGGAAAGCACCGTGTCGCTCCAGTGCGTCGATGTCGTACAAGCTGACTTCGGACCTAGACCACACTCCCCCGTCGATCGTGGCCGCGGCCAGTGCTGCGTCGAGCTCGTGAGTCAGATCTAACAGTTGTGCAAATCGCTCGGAGTCTTTGGCCGCTGTCTGGATGACGGCAATTTGGACTCCGAACTCAAACTCCCGCGTAGAGCGGGAAATCTTGGTCGATGTGTTTTGCCTCGGTGCGACGACGATCCGAAGATCTTTCAGGTCTGTGGCTTCGAACCGTGGCAAGTAATCGACTTTGAACGTATCGCCATCGATCGCGGAATTGGTCTTCGGATCGACGACCTCGGCGGCTGCGAGTGCTTCGACAACGTCTGCGAGTAGTTGACGAATCGGGCTCATTGCTGCTTGGTGTGAATCCGCATTAGGTGGTCTCCATTACCCGAGAACCGCCAGACTGGGTCGCCTGGTACGGATCGTACGATAAAGGTCTTGCCAGCGTCGGTGATTCGGTCCCCGTCTTCTGGGTCGTCATCGAACGGCCATTCGGTCTTGGCTATCAAGTAGTCTCGACTGACGGTCCGATGGATGATCCCCTCGGTGTCTGAGGCTTCGAAGGGAGTCGATCCCCGCGTGGCCTTCATTGGTTTTTGAATCTTGCGTTTGATGTACAGGACATCCACCGCAGTGTGTTTGGTCATCGAGTCGGCAAGGTGAGCGGTCCCAGTCTCCAGCATTCCCATGGGCTATTCCTTTGGGGCCTTGGGTGGCTTGGGTGGAACCAGCACGAACACTTTGACCGATGTCTGGGCGGCTGCGTCCTTGAGTCTCTGGACTGCCTCATCGCCCATGGCTTTGAGGAATTCCTTGGCCCAACTGACGGAAGCTTTCCCAGGTTGCAGAGCGAGAGTGAACCCGCTCCGCGTGATTTTCGTTTTGCCGGACTTGCGAAGCTCGGCTTCAAGTTGTTCTTCGATCTGGCCTTGCCGATCTTTAAGGGTCGTGAGTTCTCGCTGCATGGCGGATCGCCTTGCTTCGAGATCGGACCATTCTTTAAGATCGGCTTCTTTGATGGCCATGGTGGTTGGTTAGACTGCGGCTCGGTTCAAATCGACATCAACCGTCAGTGCTCCGTCCGCACCAGCGGCAGCGGTGCGACCGAGCAGGATGTTGCCTGAATCAGCAGCGCCCGACGCCTTTGCGGTGACGAGCTGCGTTGCAGTGGCGATCTGGACTCGGGCTCCAGCAGCGAGCACGGTGCCCGATGCCTTGTCGCAAGTCACGATTCCAACGACGCGAGCGTTGCCAACTTTGCCGTTTTTGACGCCGGCTAGGCCTTCGACGATCCCGGCCAGGCCGTCAACGGTCTGGACGATGGCTCCGTTGGCAGTGTCAGCACTGGCGGTGAATCGGCGAACGTCGGTTTCTTGCTTGAAAGTTGCCATGGTTTCTTTTGTGTGAAGAGGGGAGTGCGGTTAATGAGGACTTAGCTCTGGGAGCGACTTGCTCGTCGAGCGGGTTTGGTCGGCTTGGGTGGCGCTTCGACCACGACAGGCTGCTCGGCTGGTTGCTCCGATGGCTGATCGTCTTGCGGTTCGTCCGATTCATCGGATTCGTTTGATTCGTCTTGGTCCGGATCTTCGCTGGGAGGATCAGACTCGACAGGCTCTTGGGATGCCTTGGAAGGCTTGGACGATTTGACCTCTACGCCCCAGCCTCGCTGGATGATGCAGTTGGCACTGATGGCAGTACCGTTGGTTTCGATCTCGCCTTCGAGCGTCTTGCCGTCAAAAACTACAGGCTGGAAAAGTCGGATTTTCATGGGTTTGGTCGAGAGTTGAGGGGGGGGAAACAACGGCAGAGCCGAAACTCTGCCGAAAGGAATCGAGTACTTGCCCACGGTCGGGCCACTAAGATTAGGCCTGGAAGCGTTGCATCGCTCGGTAGTCGAGCGCGTTGGCTCCGATGTAATGCTTGACGTCGATGACTACGCCAAACTCACCGCCGACAAGAGTATCGGTGCGAACCACAGGAACTCGGCCAGCACCTTGGAGGTAGTTGACCTCGATGGTACGTCCGTACTTGGAAACACCGTAGTACATGGTGTCCGAACCTGCGATCGCTTGCTCGGTGACTGGGTGAACCAATCCATTCGAGAATCGAGCGTCGGTGACAGGAGTGATGCCATGCCTCTTGATCGGGTTGATGTCACCGGACCCGCTGTCGTTCGACAGGTTGGCCGAGTAACAGAGCTGCACCGCCAAGTCCATCAAATCAGGTGGCACAATCAGGTGCGTCAATTTGAGGTTAAGCGTCGCGTCGCCGTCTTTGACTTTCAGCAAACGTGCGATCATTTCACTCAGGGTTGCGCGAGCCAAGGCCTTGCCCGTCGCACTGTTGCCGTCGGTCGTGTTGAACAAAGCGCGAGCGGTTTGCTTCAAGGTCGGATTGCTCATCAGCAAGGCGGCGACCAAGTCAGGACGCAGACGCCCGGCGGCTTGACCGAAGTCTTTCGGGGTGTCCTTGAGCTTCGAGAAGTTGTCGCCAAGCATGTCGGCCTCGTCGATCTTCAATTGCTCGGAAAATCGTCCGACCTGAGCTATCTCCGAAAGAACACGGCGACTTGCATGCTGAGCCTTGCCACCGACTGGGTGATGCTTAAGATTCCCAATGGCTTGCATCCGGTTGTTGTTGTGCTCTTCCAAGTCTGGTTTTTCGTCTTCACTGCAAATCCCCTGCGAAAAGTCTTCAACTTCGGCGTAGGATTCCAGCATTTTCGCACCGAGGGTCGCACCGAACAAAGCAGCGACAGTGCCCGAGGAAAAAGAGGCGTGAAGCATGTCGACGCGGTTAGATGGAACATCGATTCCGCGAGCTTGAAGACCTAGACCACAGTACTCCATGAGGGTCAAGTCGCGGTACTGGTAGGCAGCTTCCATCGTTTGCTGGCGAATGGAGTCGTTGATGCCAGCCTTGAGGAACCCTGGAAGCTTGGCTTTAACGTCGCGATTTTCGAGCGTTGCTGAATCGAGCTTCATTTCAGCTCGCAACATGATGCCACCTTGGAGTGCTCCTAGGTCGATCGAGCTGCGGCTTGCTCGAGAGTGGATCGCGGGGCCTCGTGGGCGAGAGTCGCGGGTGGCTTCCAGGTCTTGGTGGCGTCGAGCAAGCAGCTCGGTCTGATCGCCGGTAAGGCCGTTCTCAATGGCGTGGGCCGCCAGATCGACGTTCCGGCCACCGACCATGACGGTCGGATTGCCGAACTTGGCACAGAGCGAAGTGACTTCGCCGACTCGCTTGGTTTCAGCAGCCATCTGCGATCGGTAGGCGGTCAGATCCAAGGTGCTACCAGCGGTCAGATCGGGCGAGGCGGAAGAAGCAGCAGCGGTCGCAGGCTTGGTCATGTTTGGATCCATGGGTTTGTTGGGGTCGGCGGCAGAAGCGTCAGGAGGTTGCGAACCCGCACCAGCGTCCGTGCTGGCAGGGTCCGCAGAGGATTCGAGGCTCTCGGCGTAGGAGACTTTCAGAGCGTTGACGGCCTCGGGAGTAAGAGTCGCAGGATCGAGTCCGAGGGTCTTGCAGTAGTCGTCGAAGGTTGGCATGTTTGATGTGGCCGAAGCGGCAATAGAGACAGAGGATTCTGGGTCGCCTGGAATCGTTACCAAGGAGACCTCTTTAAGCTGCGATCGCTTGACGACGAGCACCGGTCCATCGAAAGTGCGTCCATTGCACTGGAGGGTCTGGCCTTGAGGAATCGTTGAGTAAGTGAGGATCTTCACACCGACCGATGGTCGCCAAGGAAATCCGTTTCTCGCTCCCGATACAATCTCCTGCTGATCCACCGAGGGGACCGAGAACACTCCGGTGACGGAGAGCTTGGTTCCATCGTTGGCCACAGCAGTCAGATGGCCGACAGGCCTGGATTCGTCGTGGTCTCGATGCACTGGTCCGACCGGTGCGTCGAGGCCTGCTAGGTCAATCACCACCGGACCGTTCCACTGGATTGCAAGCTTGGGATGCATGACACCCCCGGTATAGGCGATCCCACTAAAACTGGGCAGCGCGTCGGGAGTGTTCGGATCTGCGGCTTGCAAGGCGATGGAGTCGCCACTGGTGCGCAGTTCCAAGTTGCTCTTGGACGATGCGACAATGACGTTGGCGTCTTGTCGCTTGCGTTTCGTGGTTGCCCGGATCGATTTGCTCATGGGGACGAGACTACCACTCACCCCCGAAAAAGCGGCCAACAAGAGTTACAAATCAGCCTTCGCCCAGTCCGAGTCGGGAATGATCGCATAACTGGTCATCGCGACTTTTTCCGAGTTGCCGATCCACTTTGAAGCGGTCGCCAGTCCGAAAGCGGTGATCAGTTCGGTTTCGCGAGTGGCTCGCATCGAATGCCACGGCACCGGCCATGGATCGATTCCTGCCTTGCGAACAACCTCGAGGAATCGCTGTGTGATTCCCGAGTGAGATAGGCTTGCGATCGTTGGCAACAGTTCGACGCCTGGTGCGGGGAGCTCGGCAGCGATCTCACGGAATAGCGGGATCTCTCGGACCACTCCGCGCTTGGTGTCAGTGATCTTGATCCGTTTTAGGGCCCGGTCGATCGAGGACTCTGCGAAGTCGCGAATCTCGCTGGAAATTCGCAGTCCTCCGAATCGAGACAGCACAATCACAAGCCGCAGCTCGGGATCGTCGCAGGCCTGGAGGACTCGCTCGATGGTCTCCACCGAAACGAATCGCTTCTCACGCACAGAGACCGTGGTCTTGAGGCGCTTGGCCGGATTGGCCACGATCCACCGATTGTCCTCGCACCAGTGGAAGAAGGCCTTCCAGTCCTTGGCGATCTTTCCCCGGGTGGACGCGCCTTGCTCGAGCGCATCATAGACGGTGGCTATTTCCTCGGGGGACACTCCATCGATGCGACGATCACCGCAGGCATCGGACAGCCAGGCCAGAGAGCGAGCGACCGATTCGGCAGTCGATGTTGCCAGCAGATCTCGCTTGGCGTTGAGATACTCGTCGATCGCAGTGCGGACGGTGCGGATGGATCCGGTGATGCAAGTAAGCTTTGACTTGATTTCCTGGTCGAGCCGATCGAGCCACAGTGCTGTTTGCCTGGGGATCGGTAGGTCTGCGGTCTGGGCGGCGATGATCTCGTCCACGTGTCGCTGGATGGCGATCGCTTCGGGCTCGGTGATGCGTCCGAGCCAGATGGAGCGACGTCCGGCAGCGGTGTAGACTCGGAGGCGATAGCCTTGACGAGTCTTGCTCTCGTGCGTCAGGCTTGACATGATTCGTTCAGCCAAGCGTCAGCAACCGCGTAGCATTCCGGTGAAAGCTCTATGCCAGTTGCTGTATGACCCATCGTTCTAGCAGCAATAAGCGTAGACCCACTACCGCAAAATGGGTCAAGAATGTTTGAGCCCGTCGGCACAATGTTCAGGAGTTGCGTCAGTAGCTCAATGGGCTTTCCTGTCACATGTCGCTTGAGGTTGTGATTGACTCGCACGTCGTAGCACCCAGGAAAGGGACCAGCGTGTATTGCGGGCCTTAAAGACCCGCGAGTTGCCCAAACGACATACTCGCATTGATGCCGAACGTACCCCTTATGTGGAGCGCGCGAACTCAACCCTTTGTTCCATGCAATGATGCCACGCCATGTCCATCCTGCCATTTGAATGGCGTCGGTCATTGCTGGAAGTTGTCTCCAGTCTGTAAACACGAGTGCATACCCCCCCGGTTTCGTGACACGTTTGGCCTCTCTCAACCACTCCGAGCACCATCGCGTCCAAGATCTTTGATCTAAACCATCACCCTCAAAAACTCCACCTTGATACTTTTTTTGCGTCCCTGTTTGTTGATACTTCACTGTTGTAGGAGCGGCCTTGTCAGCGCGATACTGGCCACCTGATGCGTATGGTGGGTCTGCAAGTAACATGTCAAACGAATCAGGCGCGAGCGTTGGTAGCACTTGCAGGACATCGCCACAGATCAATTTTTGTTCGTGCATTGCTTCCATCATTTAGCTGCCTATTCTTCAAGCTCGTACTCGGAAACAAGATTGTTGATCGTGCTTTCCTTGAGTCCAAGCGACCCCAGGAACACTCTCGCTCGAGACGTCGTCCAGATTCCTTCCTCGATCTTACCGAGGGTGTCCTCGATCGCTCGCCAGTTGCGGGTGAGTTGCAAACGTGACATGTTCGCAAATTCCCCGGTAGGAGCGGGTTGGCTGGCGTCTGGCTCGGCAGCGCCTGTACCTTGGGCCGCAGCTCCGGGCGCACCAGAAGCACTCGGAGCACCAGGTGCAGCGCCTGCAGGAGCGGGTGGCCTGTCAGGATTTACCCAGCCTTCCTCAATAAGCTGCTGCGCGTGAGCTTCGGGGTCAATGTTTTGCTCGATGAGGTACTGTTGCCGAGTCTTGAGACCGGCCCGGATCAGTTCGATGTTGACGTCTGCGATTTCCGCAGGATTGACGTCTCGCTGTGGTGGCCATCGCCAGACCTTAGGGATCTCGTCCATCGGTTCGAGTGCCGGGAGATACCCATCCATCATCAAGGCTTCGTCGAGCCACCAACCGAAGATTCGGTCGAGGGCTTCGACTTCCCCTTGGTATCGAGCAATTGCGACGGATTCGTAGTAGGTCTGATGGTCTAGGCGTCCGGAGGAATAGTTGTACCCGCTGGAATCTGCGAGAATTTTGTTCTTCGGCATGTGAACACACCGAGCAATCTCGCCGAGGATTGCATTCCGGAACTCGGTGTAGGTCGTCGTCGGTTGCTTCGGATCGAACTGGACCATCTCCCAGCCCTTGGGCAAGCTCGTCATTAATCCGCGATCGATCTGAACAAAATCGAACGGGTCGATGTCGTCGATTCCATCGGACGCAGAATCAAAGGCATTGGATTGGGTCTTGAGGATCGCCGAGAAGTCCGCAGCATTCTCCGCAGCGGTGATCACCGCGAGGGTGTATCTCCGCAGCATTGCGAACAGTGGCAGCGCTGGTGTCAGCTCGGGAATTCCGCGCATCTGTCCAGGTCGCTCGGCGCGGAACAGGTGGATGATGTCGTCGGGGTCGACATCCTCTTTTTCGAAGGCATCCAGCGGCCATCGGTCCCCAGGGTGTCCCTTGAGGATGTGGTACTTGATTGGATTGCCGAAGTCGTCGAATTCGATCCCGTCAATCTTGTTTGGGAGGCCGTCAGCGTAGTAAGGGGTCGCAAGTTGGTCGCACTCGATGATACGAAGATCGAGCTTGACATCGTTCTTGGATCGCGGGTTGTTGCCCTTGAGAATGATCGTCTCGCCGTCGATTACCTTGGAGACCCAAGCGGTGCGAAGCTTGCTCGCAAGCCGGACATCTTTGCACCACTTTCGCCACTTTTGCTCGATCATCCGAGAAGCAGACGAATCGGGCAGCATCACCTGGAGACTCGGGCCGGTCGAGATCGTGTCGTTGGCCAGGGTCAGAACGATACCCTTCGCGAACGAGTTGTTCTCGAGGCATTCGTAGCGGGATCGCTCGCGCAGTGTCCTGCGAACCGAGACCGAGTTGGCAGCAGCGGCGGACAGGTTGTCGGCGTATCGCCAGTGCTTTTGGGTCTCTGCGGTGTTGGCCGCAGCATCATAAGAGGCCGACAGCGAGTCCATTCGCTTGGCTCGATCCTGGATCCGCCTCGCAGCAGCCAGGGCCTTGGTGTCGATCGGCTTTCCGTATTGATCGAGCAGCATCATGCTAAGGGCTCTTTTGCGGGGGTTGCATGAACAGGAAGAAAACCACGGCCCCACCGAGGATGAGAGTGGCCATCGAATTGAAGATCAGGCCAGCTAGCAGGAGGAACCAGCCAGCCCCAAAAAACAGATGGCGCGATGAGGCCGTGGTAAGGGCTCGAAGGATCGATGTTATCAGTACGGTGACCCAGCCAGGCATCATTGCCCCCTTGCCGATCCAGGGATCATCTTTGCAAACAGGACTCCGCGGCGTGGCTTAGAGGCGTTTTGGGTGGTCGCCAGTTCCTCACGAGCCTCGCGCATGTCGGCCATCGACCGATTGGTCACGGTCACGCCGTCAGCCGAGACGCTTTGCGGGGCGGCGGCAGCGTCGGCGATCTGTTGATCAGTGATTGCTGGAGTGGTCATTTGGTTTTCTTGCTGGAGGTCTGGAGGGATGCGAGTCGATCGAGAGCTGCGGCTCGGCGGCGGTCGGCTTCGTCTTGTCTAATGACCTCGACGATCTCGGCGATCTCAGCCTCTAGCACCGCATCGCGATCGGTCGAGACCGACGCAGGCGACGACAGAGCGGCAAAGATCGAGGGCTGCGAAACGGCTCCCTTTGGTGGTCGCTTGGGGGTCCACCAAATTGCAGCCAGGAGCAGAAAGACAAGCACGATGAGCAGAAAGAACAGGGTCATGAGCGGAGTACCTTGATGGCGACGACGAACAGGAGAACGAGGAAAGCGATCGCACAGAGGCCTGCGAGGATCGCTTCGCCGGGATTCCAGATCCAATACAGCAGAGATTGGATTGGGTCTTGGTCTTTGGGTCGCAGATTGGGGAACAGCCTTTCTCGCTCCGGGTTCAGGAGAGGCACGCGGCCAGGTGGGCAATTGCCGTCAGGACAAGACGGATCAAACTCTTGAGCCATCGGAGAGCTAGGGTCTTGAGCTGGTTGAGTAGCTTGCTGTTGAATCTGCGTTGATTCCTTGAGGGCGGCGTACAGGCCGGACGCAGACGAGGGGAGCGACGCGGCTCCCGCGACGTAGACATGTCCGCCACGGGAATCGGTAAACACGACCGCTGGAAATTGGTCGGTGGGTACAACGCCACCAAACCGTTCTCTGTACAGCGGATTGTCCTTGGTGTAGGCCTGGAAATTGACGTTCTTGCGCAGGTCGGACAACTGCGGATCCCGATTGACCCAGTCGAGCAATCTCTGCGACGCCTGGTCTGTTCCAACGAAGACCGCCAGCGAGTACTTGTTGGCCCAAGGCGTGGAAGTGACAGTGACCTGTTGACGAGGGGTCGCAGGCTGCGGCGCGGGTGAGCTAGCTTGCGTGATCGGTTCGGCGTAGTTGACGAATCGGGTAAACCCAGGCGATCGAACCTGATCGCATGGTGGGCAGTAGACATCCTGTCGCTTGATTTCCCGGGCTGCACTCTCGTTGACTGGGACGCTGTTGAGCGGTGCGTTTCGCAGCTCGTCGTAGCTCACTCCCCCGGGTGCAAAAGATCGCTCGACTGGTTGGTCGATCCCGAGGGATTGTTCAATTCGCGGAGCAACTCGCTGGCCCACGACAACGCACAGAGCGCTAAACAGAGCCAGAGCCACCAAACCGAACGAAAGCACGATTTTGACACGTTGTCCCCCACCAGGGCATTCTTGGCAACTTACCATTTCCATTGATCCTCGACCGCTTTGTACGACTGAAAAACAGGAGGGCTCGGAGGGTCATACAGCGTGGTCAGCGCGAAACCTCCGTAGCCAGCCCAAGCCTTGTGAAACTGCGATCGCTCGACGAACTCATAACGATCGGTTTGGTTGTTGTCCAAGATGCAAGCGTAAACCTTGCCGTCAGTCCCCTTGGCCCACCCGACGAAGGTGCAGCAGTGCGACGGCTTCCACCAGAGAAGAGCTCCACGCCGAGCGTTGTGCGCATCGTCGAGCAGTTGGAGGTTGGCTCGTTCGGTGTAGGCATAAGGGATCTTGGCCGCATCGAGTCGCCGTCTAAGTTGGTCGGTCCACTCACCGCCCGAGTACTGCGATCGCCACCACTTGGCCAGCTCGATCTTGTTCTGCCAATGAAGCATCGAGGACAAGCTTGCATGAACACAGCTTCCCTCGTTGGCTCGACTCAGCCAGTTCTTCTGGCGGAGTGACATCGGTGGGTTGATCGCCGGGGTTTCTGCCCTGGGAACTGGGAGCGCGACATAAGACGGAGCAGGGGCGCACCCGATGGCCAGAAGCAGCCAAAGCAAAATGACGGTCACATGATTCTTCGCCATGTTTGAGACTTGAGTAGTAGGTCCGATCAGATAACAGGACCACCGTACCGCAAAAGCCTCAAAAATCGCCAAACGCAAGTTACAAAAAGAAAGTGTGTCTAATCTCCCGAT